CTAGTATGTTGAATCTGACAGATATTTTTTAAGTTCATCATTAACGGATTCAATGATAGCTCTTTTCCTTAAAAGGATTTTATCAACTAAGGGCATTAATTTATTTTTCATATTCTTTTTAAGTTTTGTAATGAGTTGAATTCCCTTTTCATAAAGACTTTCAAACAGAGATTGACTGATGTAACCTCTATCTCCGAAAAGTTTACCGTAAATATTTTTAGAAAGTGGAAAGATCACTTTCAAATTCCTGTCGTCCACATTTCCAGGAGTGACCATAAATGATAATAATTCATCTTGATCATTTATGATTAAATGCAATTTAAAGCCGTAAAACCAGCCTGTGCTTGATTTCCCTCGCTGCGCAATGTCTTTAAATACCTTACAGCGTGTTTTAAAACTCCAGTTTACATTATCAGAATAATCAAGCTGCAAGGTTTTGTCCTTCACCGGTTTTTTCCATAAGAAAAAATTGGTGAAGGACAGATTCTTATGAGAATGGATTCTTCTGTTGTCGCATACTCCAAAGAATTGTGGAATCAATGAACGATATTCCGGAACATTTTTCTAAACAAGAATTTGAAAGAAACGAAGCGATGACGGTTAACGCGTTAGGCATCAGCTCGACAAAACGATTGTAACTTACAGCTTTTGGAAATTCAGATTTCAGATTCTTTTTATTTCTATCAAATAATAATTTTTAAATTCTCTATAATGAGAAAGATGGAAATAAACTACGATTGTTGCTACTTCACTCAGGCTGAGTTGAAATTTACGGTTCCTTTTTCGAACCACCGGACGAAAGTATTTTCCCGTTCCAGTTTATTTTTTGTTGTGTACAATAATCGTCTATTGCGCAAAATATCTCTGTCAGATCCATATTGTACCTTTTCTTGTCGGAAATTTGGTTCAATATGCGATCTGGCGCTTTTCAGTACAAGATTTTTACTCTTTTTTCCTTCTTACGCCGAACTCACGTTAATTAAAAACTACTTCAATAACAAAAGCTGCTTGTTCTGTAATCTCAAGCTCATCAGATTCAATCCTACTCAAATGCGCTTGAGAAATAAATATTGCGGCGCCAAACTGCGCTTGTGTCAACTTCTCACCTAATCCTTCAGTTGGGATATATTTTACACTTTGTCCCGGGATTTTTAATTCCATTGAATTATATTATAAAAGAATTTTTTCTTGCTTTTAATTCTATGAGTATAAAATATATATACTATTAGAATATTCATATTTATTCATACATTTTAATATTACAGAACATCCGATCAGAGACTAGATCTTACGCCAAATTGCTGTCCTTTTCGAAAAAAAACTTTGAGCAACTACGAGGCAATCTGTAATTTTATTCATTAGAGTTGTTGAAAAATTAATTCTCTGTCCGTTTCTGCTTCGTTGAAATGGATGTTTGAAGCGGTTTTGTTAATCCGAATCATGGAATTTTTCAACAACTCTATTGCAAAAAAAAGTCATTCATGACGTTATGTTTTCAGAGGTTTATACTTTGGAAGCGATTTCAGCTCTACTCTTAGCGTCAATATGCAATCTTTGCCTAGGCTTCTACGTTTTATTTGTCATACGGCAACGGAAACGGTTTTTTGATTTCGGGACCCTTTGCATTCTTTTTGGAATATGGAGTGCGCTTTTTGCAGTGCCGTTTTTCGAAGGAACGGAAACAACTTTCTGGACACGGACGCTAACATTACCCATGATCATTGCTCCTTTGTTTCTAATTCGATTCATTCACTCCTACGTTTTTGACAAAGAGATTCCAATAACCGGTAACCTGCTAATATTAATAGTTTATGTTATTCCTATTTATGTTTTTAGCTATTCGGATTTTTACATTACGAGTGCATGGATTCAAGATGCAAAACTGCATTTTACAGCCGGAATACTCTATGATTATTTCGTAATTGGTGGAGTTCTGAGTATAATTTCTTCAATAATAGTTCTTGCTTTGGGATTCAAAAAAAGAAGAGGACTAAATCGAGTTCGATTCGTCTATATCGCGACCGGAATATTACTTTGGCTATTGTCAATAGGAACGTTTACATTGCTTCTTCGACACCTTGGCTTACCGGAATACAATTTTGTGGCTCCTATTAGTTGTAGTTTAGCTACAGCCATTTGGTCAATTGGAATCATCAAAATCAATTTGTTCGAAATTTCTGAAGATGCAATCTTAGAAAGGAGAAATTCGATCGTCGCTCATACAAACATTCTAATACTAAGAAAAGTTGACTCGCAATTTTACAAAAACGCATTGATAAGTTATAGAAAGAACGCGATCGAAAGAATCATTCAGAATTTTGTAGACCTTCAAATCAATTCGGAACTTACTGTGGAAGAAATTTACTCCTATTTAGCAACAAAGGAAAAGGCTATCACTCCTCTATAATTCTTTCTGCCAAGGCGTTCATGGATTTCCTACCCGATTGATCCATTTTATAAATTTTCCAGAATATTTCCAAGGCGTCTGGAGAATTTTTTTAAAAATACGTAGAAACACCGTTACTTCTTTGGTCAAGCTTTCCTTCTCTTCCCGTGATTTTCTTAATCCTAAATCAATCGGATCTAATTCGAAATCACGAACAAAAATTATAGGATCAATTTTTTCATTTTTATAAAGATTTACTACAAAAGTTAGCGTCGGAATCGTATGCCCACTCAAATAACGACTTACTGTCGGTTGTTTGACTTCACCTGCTTTAGCAAGGTCCTCTTGATTCCAACCTTTCCTACTCATTAAATCTTTCAGAATTATGCTAAAATTCATAAAATTTCATATCTGCATATTTTTTGCTTGAAATATACATTTATGTATATTATCATTCTATTAATCAAACGCTCCGGTTTCAATTTTTGATAATTAAAATTGGCAAGTGGGAATTATGCAACCGAAAAGTAAAAAAATCCAAGGCCGGTTTCTAATATTCACACACGTGCTTATCATCACGAACTTAATTAAAATATATAAGAATTTCGTACAGAAATATTTCATTTTCAATAATCAAAATATTTTCAACTTTCTAGCTCAATTGAGCGCAAAACTAATCTTAACCAAAAAAGGAACAAACCATGGTATTTAATTATTATCAAATAATGCCCTTAGAAATTTCCAATTCCGATTTAGACGAGTATGAGAAATATTTAGGCTTTCCGTTATACAGCGAAGACAGAGAAGTAATATTGAAATTCACAAGCTTTCGTAGGGTTTTAACGATCAGAAAGAAATTAAAACTGTAGAGTATTTTCTTTCTAACGATTTATTAAATAACAAATAAAATCAATATTATGACCGAATTCCATTCAATATTTGATATAAATACTATCGGAATTTTAGATTATGAGAGTTTTTTAAAATTGGGAATGTTCTATTTTCATGCTTTTTATTTGCGCGCAACACTGAAAACAGCATTGCGCACTAACTCCTAAACTAAAGCTACTTTAATTTTATAATACTCTCCTCGCAAATACATAAGGAAAAGCTGATAATCCTTTGGCGTCAGTGGTTTTTCCGGTACGAGGGGTGCCATTGTTTCCATCAACGATAGGAGAACGTATAGAATTACCTGGAGAAGTTCCGTTTGTACTAGCAGAAGTCTGAGAGTTTGGTCCAGCCCCCCAATTGACAGCAGTGGTCCCACTAATTGCCGAATTATTAGAATTTAACCATAAATCATGTCCATGCCCTTGAAGTCGATCCCGTCTTCTGAACCCACCTATCCATTCACTATCTGCATCCATTACAGAAACAAAACCTCTTCCTTGAACCGTAAAATGACGAACCTGATTGGTAATCGTAGTTCCAGGAGTAATATCCGGCAATCTATGTTTGTAAAAACGAATCTTAACTCCGGAAAGTGATCCGCTTGAATTCGCAGCTGCACAGGTGAAACTAATCGTTCTGCTTGCGGAAGAAAGAGCAGAAATCGCGACGGTTGTATTTGTTGGAACCCCACCAATTGCTTGTTGTAAGGTTCCAGTCATCCAATTCGTAAAAGAACCATGAACAAGATTATCCTCTACAAGAGCATCTATCATTTTTTGACAGGCTGTTGTATTCGCAAAAGTCACAGTCAGAACGTTGCTCGAAATCGCGTAGCTGATCGCGTCAAAGTCGGTTATGTTTGTTCCTAAAGGATCATAACGAAAAGGTTTATTCAGCCAATAGGAAACCAAGTCCGGCATCCCTCCTGCACCATTCGCATTGATCAACTGATCCGGGGAAGCCAAACAAAAAGCGGGAAAATCCGTAGATGGAGTTCGAATATCATCCATCCAAAACATCTCACCAACAAATTTTCGTTCCTGTTTGAAAGTCACGTCGAGAAAGTTTTTGAAGAAGAGATAAACCTGATTGATCCCTCGAACGAACTTCAACGGATTATTCGCATCCGGATTTATCCCGGTAATAATGTCGGAATGAAGATCTGTAACTAATCCGGTTTTTACCGAAGTCGCTTGTTTAATTTCGGTAACTTCTCCATCTTTGATCCGATTACCTTTGATTCCACGCCAGACTCGAAGATCGCTTCCAAGCGTGACAACTCCGGAGCCATTTGTCGTAATTGAACGTAAAAGAATGTCTCCGGAAACGAGTGAACCCTGCCGACAAATAAACTCATACGAATCGTCACGCCAAACGATCGGACCATCGGAAGGCATATTCGAAGGGCTATTGTATTGAGTTTCTTGAAACTTATGACGAACAACAAGAGTAAAAGTTACATTATTCGGAACTACGATGTTTGCGGTTGCCGAAACGCAAACTCTCTTCCCAAAATCATCATAGGCAATGAGTGTATCAGTGAGATCTACATGATTCGCTCCGGAGCCGACAACGATCGTTCCTCCGGAGTCGATGCCTGCACCCCAAGCGTCCATATCACGTTCAATCGTTGCATTCGACTTCGATTCTTGTTCGTGAATCCAGTCTTCCGGAAATACTCGCTTCCCAACAGAAGGAAACGTAATACCTGCGATTTTATCCATTGGTCACCTCGTCATAAGAAGGAAATGCGATTTGGATCGCTTCGATTTCAGCATAAAAAACGGAAACGTTCGTTTTAGCGTTGTTCTCAATTTGGGAAATCAGATCCTTTTTGATTCGTTTACAGGTGCCGCTGAATAGTTCATATTTTGCGGCCTTATCTTTAACGGATGATGCAAGTTCTGAAATGTCATCGTCGGAATTTGATTTTGCTTCACTTACGAGAGATTGAAGCTTTGACTTTATTGAATCTCTACCAGTCGGTAAAGTTTCGATCCAAAGATTTGCTTGTTCTCGTAAGACTGGCCACGAAATTGGCTCATGTTTCGGATAACGCTCAAGAACGGTTTCAAGAGCTTCGTCAAACTTCATTTTGATCAGCGTGATTTTTTGAACCTTGTAATTCGAGATCGTAAGAAAACCGCATTGCAAAAGTTCTAATGTAGTTTTTGGAACGAGTTGATCATTTTCGATTTTCTGGTCGAGAGGGACATTAAATAAACCGCGATCGGCTTTTTCGGAGAGGGAAAATTCTTTAAGAATTCCTCCTTCAAATTTTAATCCTTCTGGAGGAAAAATTGTTCCGCGATGAATTCGCTTTTGTTTATCTTCAGATTTTTCACGATTGAATAACTCGACTTCAAGATTAATCGAGTCTAAACGTTCGACTGGAAATTCTTCCATCGAATCGATTGAGTAGACGAATACCTTTTCCATGATGCTCCTAAGAAGGAGCGAATAAGTAGTAGTTTGGCGCGTTATGCACTCTGTATGTTTCTAGTAAATCGAATATTCGCGAACCTTTTCGGCTCGCCTTGTGTGGAATTTACCGGTCAGGGTTCCTCCCATCACGAACGGATCAAACTCTCCTCTATATTCCCAAAGCTCCGGAACATTTCCGCCCACATTGACCGCATCTACTGCTTTACTCAAGCCGTTTCTATCAAATGAGTCGGGCAATCCTGAAAAGAGAAAACGATATCGAGTCAAAATGTATTTTCGAGGAAGCATTTTACGATCCATTTCGGAACCCATTCTAAAACCGGATTCTCCTTCCTCTGAAGTATAGAGTTTAACATAGGAAATTTCATCAGCAAAAAGACCGGTCGCGTATTGGATTACTTGACGTTTCGTGGCAACGGTTGGAATGGAAAGTTTGAAAAGTTTTGCGAGAAGAAGCCGGGTCCGATACGACTCATCTGATTCGCCAGGACGTTTGTCTATACCGTAACGAACTCCCCACAAAGAGAGACCTAACGTGTCTGAGGTTTCGAGCCAAAATTGACGGTATAACCAGTTGAGACGAGAAGCACGTTCCTCAAGGATTTTCAGCATTGCATTTAAAGCTTTATACCAAAACGATTCCGTTCCTTTCTTTCGGATTAAAGAACGCTGATTTCTCCAGACAGTAGAATCAAAATCGAATTGGAAAAAATCAGACATACACCGTTCCTACGACTTGAAATCCAGGACCAGGACTTGCTAAAGCACCGACGGCAACGTCAACATTTCCAAGTGGATTGAATTCAACATCAATGCAATTCGGAAGAGCTTGATATAAGCTTTTTAGTTGAGCATCTACGAAATCTTGCCCTTCCGAAAGAGAAAGGAAATATTCGTCCTTGATCTGATCGAGAACGGTTTGACTCGGGATTCGATCCGCAGAAGAGAATTTCACGGTTACAGTTTTGTTTATCACAGCTTCGTTGACATTCTCGGCTGATAAGTGAGCAACTCCACCCGGATCGTTATCTTCGGAATTGAAATGATCTTGAACTTGATTCAGTTGTGCAGAAGTTAAAGAACCGACTGAACCTTGCAGAAGAATTTTTACCTCGCCATCGGTTCCAAGAGTTTTCGCACTTTTGAAAATTGCTCGTTTAACAAATGCAAAACGTTCCGCCTCGCTTATATACCAAGCAGGCGTCCATTTTGAGGAAACTCCTTCGGCGGTTTGCAATCTTGAGCGCACAGAAGTTCTGGTTTCTCGGAATTGACCTTGTTGAATTGGATCAATTTCAAGATTCGTAATGTAGTCGATTCCCTCCGGGGGGCTTTCTATGATCGAAATAGAACCGGGAACTACGTTTCCGGCAGGTCCGTCGATAAGACACTGAACACGAGCTTCTATCGTGTATTTACCTTGTGCGTCAGCGGACATTCCGGCGGGAAGCGTAAGAGAATCGATAAGAAAGAATCGGATACTTTGATCTTGATTTCCGGAAGTGGAAACGACGAGGCTTTGAGGAATCTCTCGATCGATGATCGGCTGAGTGGAAGAACCGATTCTTACCTTGATGATAGCGGGGAGAGCCGGTTTCCATTTCATACCACGACGAATCAAATGTTCATGCAGGGCGTCGTCTTCGGCAGTGTGCGGGTGAATTGCTTTCTGAATTGAAATAAGATCGGTATCGATAAAGGAAAAGACAGCGTTTGAGAGAGCGCGGATCAGCGTAAACGTTTTTGATGTCGGGCTGAATGAGTGGTTCTTAAAAACTCCCGAGGCTTTTATACTTTGCAGGTGATCGGAAAGAACCTGATCCTTCGTTACATTTAGATTCAAGGACCAACTCCCGGGAAGGATTCCACGAACTGTATTGTGAACTCACCAAAAGAAGGATCGATTTGGATACGAAGATCCGGATTCGATGTAACCATTTGCCATTCTCCACAACGATTCGGGACTGTAGTAACCGCTTGCACTCTAAGATCGGGAATCGAATTCACAGAACGAACGTGAAGATCCGGATTCGAGGAAACGAGCATGATCCTTCCGTATAACTTTCGGCCTTTATATGTGCAATCGTTGGAAACCGAACTCTCCGAAAAGAGTAAACTCGGAATCAAGAGTAGAATCAAAAACCATCCTTTCATCGTTTACCTCATTACAAAACTCTGAACCGCTTCTCCGGTTCTGAGTTTAAAACTTACAACAAGTCCATTCTCAAAATTTAGACCCACATCCACTGAATAGGTGTCAATCATCGGGTGCAAACTCAGAATTCGTTCCGCGTCGCGGATTCTGGCCGCTTGATCCATATACTCCGTGGAGTTAATTGCAACGCGTTGGCGGCTGTAAATCTCGGGATAATCGAGGTCGTCCGCTACAGTCATTTCAAACATTTCGCGCACTTCGGAAAGAACAATCCGTACAGGAATAGAATCGATTTGAAGGTCGTCGTTTGAAGGATCTAAAACGAGATCCCCGAAAGAGAGCGGATCATTTGCGAAATCGATCATTAGGTGCCTTCCTTCGGCTTGCTCGTTACCGAGAGACCTACCGGTGTATCCGTGTAATCTGTCAAGTGGGTAGAAAGTCCCACAGATTTCGGGGTTTCCGCAAATGCGGTCACTTCCATCTTTGCATCCACTTTGCCGCTCGTTTTGAAGTTTCCCGTTTGTTCCACGTTACCTATGATCTTGAGAGTTTTCCCACTCAAATCAAGCGAAAATCCTGTCGGAGTGATAGAAACCTTGATTAGATTATTGAAATTTACGAATACTTGATCTTTCGAAATATCTACTTCGACAGTATCCGCAATTTTAGTTTTCACTTCGTCGACTTTTTCGAAAGCAAAAGCTGTGTATCTTTCCGCTTTATTATTTCGCGCAACGAGAAGACACTTTGAACCTTTTTGTGGGATAACCGGATCAATCCACGTAACGTCGTTTCGAATATCAGATCCGACTTTGATCTTGAGAGTTTTATTCACCCTATCCACTGAATCCACAATTCCAGATTCCGGCCAGAAAACTGGAAAACCAAGGGTCCACGCTTTTACGATCAATTCGATCAATGACGGTTTCGTCATGATTGCGGTCCTGTATAATCGTTTCGAAATTTCGATTCATTCTTAGGCGGTTTCGAACCCGATTTTTTCGGTGGTTCAAAAAAGAAGCCGGGCCAAATTTCTTGGCGGTATCCACCGATTCCAAAAGTTTTCGTGACTTTTTCTACGAAAGATTTTGCCGTACGTGAAGGAGTTTCCGAATCTATGACATGAATCACTTGTGAGTGAGTTACCGAGGGGTAGCCGAACGTTACAAACTTTCCGTTGAAACCGGACCCGCAGTGTTCCATATAGAGTTCTTTCGCTCTCTTTACTGCGTCCGCAGCGTTCAACCCATCGACTTCGAAAAATCTTTCCGCACCGTTCCCGTGTGATCCTTTATATGTCGTTCCTGTTTTCGGGTCTTCACCTCGGACCGTGATTTTAATGTCTTTCTTTTCTCGCGCCACGAGTTCATCTTGAATGATGTTGAACCCAACCTTAAACGTTGGGAAGTTTCCGGATGGATCTGGCGATCCGGAAGCGGATGCGGTTTGTGTTTTCTGAATCTTTTTATTCTTCGTTTTTTCGAAGAGATTTGGATGGACGAATGCTTTTTGAACAACCAATTTCCAATCGTGAAAAAAGACATCGACACCATATTTTACTTTGAACAAAGCCAATGCGAAGCGAGCCGATTTCCCAGCACATTCAATACTGATCGTTTTCTTTATATCTTCATCTCTCACTAAAACAGTGACATCGCCTTTAATCTGCGTATGAATACAATCGTTTAAGAATGTCAAGATCGGGTCATTGTTATAACTGCGATCCATTGTTTTGCGTTGGCAAAAAAAGAATGGATCGACACATTTGATTTCCAACGGAACGGTTTCGCTCACTTCTAAAACGTAACCACAGAATTCAGGAAACAATCCATATTGTTTGTAACCTGCCTTCCACTCAACCTTTGCAAACTTCTGAATTGAATCCCTTTTCAAATTCTTATATTTAGGAAGTTTAATATTCAGAATATCTGTTGGAATTTCCCTTGAGGATTCCAGAGTGACTTCGTTTACAATCGGAAATTTGACTCCTCCGATATTCAATTCTTGCTCCAACACAAACATTACTTCATTCTCCTATTCGCATTTACTAAATCTAATTTTGTGATCAGAGCCGGGATGTATAAAGGCGAACCTATATTTTCGTAAGGTTGAATGTTTTCATTTGCTTCTCGAATCCTCCCTGAATAATGTTCCGTTCCATAATAGAAAAGACTCAACGATTCGTAAGTATCGCCTTCTACGATGATATGATTTACATCGTCCGTTCTCGGAATGGGAATCTCTATCAGAACTCCAACTGGAAGAATATGGATACTTTCAAGATGTGGATTTGCATCAAAGATCAATCTCCAAATTTCCCACCTGCCGTAAAATTTAGCCGCAAGTCTTTGTAAGGTGTCGTTTGGTTTGAGAACATAGAAAGAACTCATAACGAAGACTCCACAATCGAGCTTTTAGCCTCTAAAGACGCTTGATCCAGATCGATATCGTTGTCGCTTAGGAATACAAGTGTAATTGGTTGGTTGTATTGAACGGTCGCATTTGAAAGCTGAATCGATTTACAAACTACATTCTTTATTCCTAATGCGTTTAACAAAGAATGTGTAAGACCGATCGTCTCCGTGTTTTCCCAAATTCTTTTGATCTCTTTGATTTGCTGGATCATAGTTTTGACTAAAGGATTTGGGGGAGCGGCGAGAAAGCCCGCTCCGTATACTGCGGCAAGGAGCGAATATTCGATTGTAATAGTCCAATCATCTTGACCGGTAAGTTCTTTAACAGTTCCGGAACCTCCTGGAATCGCGGTAAGAATTATACGTTTTTCTTTCCGCAAAGTAATCTTGGTTCCGGAGGGAAATTCTAAATCAGATAGTAAGCCTGGGCTAATTACGAGCCTATCCGTATCACCAGTAATGATCTCCGGTGGAATGTAGCCAGCGGGTGCAATGGGTGGTGTAATTCCTCCGATCATGCTGGAACCTCTTCATATCGGTCGAGTTCATCAAAGAGAGCATCAGCAAGGATTTCACCGATTTGACGTTTGTTATCTTTGCCTCCGGAAACAACCAGTTGTCCGATCAGGTTTCCAATACTGATCGTTGATCCTTTCTTTCCGGAAAACATACCGCCGTCTTCTTCATACGATTCTTCTTTGAGTCTACGTATGATACCTTTTTCGGGTAACATAGCTTCATTGAATCTTTGCATAACGGGTCTTAACCTTGGAGTTTCCGTATCTATACCGGAAGCAAAAGCTGTAACGGTAGCTCGACCGGATTTTGTTAACGTGGATAAAGGGCCTTCTTTTGCATCTGAGTTGGGTAGCGGGCGTCTAATTTTTTCAGCAACGCTTATTACTGCATAATAGGCTTTGTCAACGTTAGATTTTATTCCAGTCGCAAATGTTTCTACCAAGGCGATTCCACTCTTTTTCATCGTTCCCCAACCAGATTCAAATCCAGATGTAACTTCGGTTAATACCAATCCAAGAGTTGCCTTTCGTTGTTTCATCCCCAGGGCAAACGTATCTACAAATGCGGCTCCGCTTCCGGTCAAATTTGAAAGCGGCCCCTCGTCCGCGTTTGAGTGCGGAAGAAAACGAGCGATCACACTCATTACATTATTCACTGTTGTTTTCAAATCACTGATTGAATCCATGATTCCTAATCCGAATGCGCTAAAAAGACTCAATCCGGATTCTTTCATACGATTACGGATGTTCCCTATAACATTGCTGATTGCGGACCAGATTAAACTGCCAAGACCAAGGAACGGATTAATAAACGCTAATATTAGAGCTTCTTTAACTCCATACGGAAGTGAGTTAAAAGCATCTAAGACTTGAGACGTAAAACCGGTTACGAAATTCTTAAGTGTATCCCAATGAGAAATGATAAGAGCCGGAACAGCTATCATCCAAGTTACGGGTAACGTAAGTAAAGCGAGACCATAGACCAGGCCCTTAACCCAGCTAGGAGAATCACCCCACATTGATTTGATCTTTGCGCCTCCAGAAACAATTCCGTCCCAGATACCGAATAGAAAATCCTTGATTGTAGACCAATGTTCGTGGATCAAAAGAGGAATTCCGATAAAAGGAAGGAACCAAGTAATCAGGAGTTTAACGAATCCGCCGAGTCCGGCCCAGGTTTCGGTTATCCACGTCCACGCAGAAACAGCCGCCGTTTTGATTTCGTCCCAATAGGTTATCAGTAGAGCGATTCCCGCGATCGCGGCCACGACACTGATCACAATCCATCCGATCGGATTTGAAACAAGACCGAGGTTCATAGCAACTGTGAAAGCAGTCCACGCGCCTTTCAAAACAAGAAAGGCTCCGGCTCCAAGCGTCGCCACAGTTGTCAGCATAAGAAACGTCCCGACAAACTCCGCGATTTTCGGATGTTGCGCGAGAAAATCGTTTAAGACGGAGAATCCATCCGCAAAAATCGAAAAGACTTTCTTAAGGCCGGAATCTTCCACTCCTTTTCCAAGAATCTTTTTGAAGTTTTCCCATCCTTCGCTTGCACGCTTCATTTGTGTTGGAAGAGATTCGAGATTTGCCTGTTTTGCAATGTCGAGAAAATGATAGTCTTGATTTTTACTGAGATCGACGATCGTTTTGATGTCTTTTCCAAGCGCGTCGGTTTTTGGAAGAAGCGTATTGATAAACTGTACGGCTTCATCTGTTCCAAACGCCTTTTTGATAACGTCGGATTCTTTCAAATCAAGAGAGTCGCCGAATTTCTTTTTGATCTCACCGAGTAAGTTCGCGGTATTTTTGAGTTTGCCGTCCGCTTGATACGCGTTCAACCCGAGTTTAGAAAACCCTTCACCAAGATTTGTGAGGAACGCTCGGAAGGTAGTTCCAGCCGGACCCGGCTGCATGGAATTGAGCAGTGTTCCCAAAACCGCGCTTTGTTCTTCGAGAGAAATTTTTAACGACGCTGCTTTGGAACCGATGCTTTCCATCGCTTGTTGAATGGAATTTCCGTCTGCTCGGTAAACGTTCGAAGCCCAGGCAATGTCATTCGCAAGATTCTTTCCGAATTCGACGTTGTCCATATCGGAATAAAGATGTTTGAACTGATGATAGGCCATACCGAAGAGTTTGGACATCTCTTCGAAATTTCCTTTCGTAGCAATCGTAGCATCTAAAACCGACTGAGTGAAACCGACAAGCTCGGTTTCGTTCAAATTGCTCACTGCGGACTTGATATCATAGATACCTGTTAAAATTCGGTCAGTGCTAATTCCCATGGCTGACGACATTGAATATGCTGCTTTTGTTATATTATCAACTTCTTTTGAAGTCAAACCAAGAGACTTTAGGTTTCCCTCAAGTTTAGAAGTCTCCATCCGAGCATTTACAAAACTCATAGTGAGAGAGCCAACAGCCAATCCTGCTCCAATCAGGGCTCCACCCATTTTCATATTGGAAATAGCACCATCCATCTTCACAACATCAACATGAGTTTCTCCGAGCTTCTTACGCATCGAGTCCCACTTGTTATTGATCTCATCGATTTTATTTGAAGCAAGGTCGCGTAGAGATAGGACAACCCCGAGTTCAAATACACTTGATCCATCCATTCTCTACCTCCTTTTTAGTCTCCGTTAAACGCTCTTACGATAGCCCTGGCTAACGTATTGATCTCGATCTGTTGAATGTATTCTAATTCCGCAGCAAGCTGGATTTCGTATTCTTCTCGTTCGTCTCCGTCTTCCGGATATTCGATTTTTCTTCCAGGGAAATAATACATGAGAAGAATTTCAAATGCACCGTTCCCTTTTCGAATTTCCTGGAGACGATTGTTTAGAGCTTTTTTGCTGTTACCTCTTTGGTTGTCGCAGTCAATTCGATCAGTTTATTACTGAGAGGAATGAAAATTCCCGGAGAATCCTGCGCCCACCCGTTTACGACTTCGAAGCTCGGATACAGACAGGATTGACCGACTAATCGTTGAGCGACATCGGTTTGCTTTTCCTTTCTTGCTTTTTCGAGTGCCTCGTCTACTTGGGATTTATTCGGAACACGACAGATGATTTTTCTCTCTTCACCAGCATCGAGAAGGTGAATCCCTCCTTTGTCGGAGAAGTGAGCTTTCAATTCTTCGATAACGTTTTTGTATTGTGTGAGGAAATCGTCGTCTATGTTTCGATACGGTTGAGGAAGTTTCTCGAATGCTTCTTTGAGTGCTGGAATTGAGCTTACTAATGGGTTCATATTGGTTTCCTTATATTCAAAAATTCAAAAGCGATTTAAGTAATTTCTCTTTTAGTTATGCGAAAGTGATAATCGGAATCGAAAGGAGTGCAAGTTCCAAAGGAACCGCGATCGCACCCGAGTTTCCGCTCTTAATATCCGCGTTGTATTTTGTGATTTTTACCGCTGGAGCGATATATTTGAAATCGGGTCTTCCTTCCGCTTTTAAAACCGCTGTAAGTGGTGCCGGTGGAAGTTTTTCGATGAGTCCGCCATACGGAGCCGCGAGTAAAACCAGACGGTCAAGCTCTTCAAAATAGATTTCGGCGGAGATTGTCCGTTTGTAGTTTTTGGTCGTGTAACCTACAACTTCGCCGGATTTTCCATACGTTAATTCTATCTCGCAAGCATGATCGAACTTGAATCCCGAAAAGTTCACCATGTCATAACCGAAAAGTTTCAGTTCGAGATTTGTGAAGCTATAGTTTTCCTTAACGACTTCTAATGCCATTTTCTACTCCTATTTTGGTGTTGCGAAAGAGGTTTCCCATTCGATCGCTTGGGTTCTGTTGTTTACGAACATTCTGCATTTTGCTTTCAGAATGCGATTGGTGTTGAAGGTTTTATTCGGATCGAGAATGATCTCGTGTCCGGATATTTCTTTTCTGCCAGGGGCTTCCATTTCTCCAGCAATCTTGGAATCGATGTAAGTTTTCAGGTAGTCGAGACCGCCGGAACCGGAATCCACTTCCGTATCCATATTCAGGAATTGAAGAGATTCGCGATAAAGAATGCGGTGCATTTTGTCGGCGCGTCTTCGTTCTGGAAGTTCTTTGAAATCGGAAGAGCTGGACGCTTTGATCTTGTCGCGTGCGACGAAGATTCCTTCATAGTCGTCATATTCTTTCAGAACCATCAGTCCCATATCGTGAAGCAGATCCATGTAGTCGCGGTATCCTTCGTTCCAGTAGCGGATCTCGGAGAAAGTTAAGGAACGCATATCCTTCACATAACCGATCGAAACGTTCACGGGAGCGGCCGCAATTTTAGCAGTTGCCATCGTTGCAAAGTTTCTCCAAGTCCCGATAGAATCACCTGCAGATTTAACTGCGGAATAACCACCAGCGGCGTTGACTCCACCCGGAATGTAACGAGCTTCACCGACTGCGATAATCACCCTTCCTTTTGGAGAAACAAAAGGATCGAACTCATCTTGAATGTATTGGAAATACTGTGGAACGGTTTCTGAATCATTCTTTCCGCGAGCTTCCAGAATTACAAAGGAAGGAAGATGATGTTCTGTTTCCATCTCTTCCAAAATCGCGTTGCACGACATCGCGAAGGCTCGCGTTGCGGGACCAAGAACATGAATCCAGTAGGATCGATATTCTCTTTTCAGTGTTTCGATCGCTGCAAGTCGTGACGCGGTGGATGCAGTTGGTCCGGAGATCGTAAACGTATACGTATCACCCAACACAAATGTGTTCGCTGGCGTGGAAGCATTTACGAAAGTTGCAGTAACCCCAACGTCGAGGGAAATTGGAGAACCGGAAGCGGGTGTAATGATTGGAGAGGAAAAGTTTTCGCCTCCGTCCGTAGACTTACGGTATTCTGCGGTTCCGTGCGCGCCCGATTTTGTGATTTTAAGAATCACGACACGATCACCTGTTGGAATTCCCGCAACCGTAGGAATAGCAGCCAGACCAGTGCCGGTTTTGGTCGGAGTTCCAACAGTTCCCACAACATCGTTTACAGGACGAACGCAAAGAACCGGAACCGGCTTTTGACCTTTGGATTCGTCAAATTCTTCGAAAAACTGTTCGAGCGAGTTTACAAGTTCGCCTCGACCGAAAACGTCTCGTGCTTGCGGTGCATTGTTAATTACATAAATCCGATTTGCATCTCCGGTTTCTGCAGTTCCAACTTTAGAACCTACACGATCCGGTTTGACGTCGTTGAAATTGATTCCACCATCTTGATGGTAAGTGGAAACGTCACCTGTTGCCATTCTTTCGCTCCTTTTATGGAGCGAGTAAGTAGTATATCTTTGCGCGTTATGCGCTCTTTATCTTTAGGTCGTCTTGTTCGATTCGTCGTTCTGAGAAATTCCGTTTTTTGCTTTTGGAATCGGACCTCTATATTCAGACGGTTCTTGTTTTTTAGTTTCTTCCTTTGCGATTTCCCGAACCTTTACGCCAGAAAATTCGTGATAGGAAGTTTCCAGTAGATCTTCCGGAAGATCGGATTCCGGATCTCGTCTTAGGTGATCAAAAAAACCAGCCGCAAGCGTGGGTTTAATTTCATACTTCTTTACAAACTCTGTTGCTTTCATTTTTCCTCCTTTATAATTCCCGTACAACAACTTCAATCGGCGACTCTACTTCGAGAGTTCCACCTGCCAACGTCGGAACAAGTTCCGTTTCAAAAACTCCATCTTTAAAAACGATCTCAATATAGATCTTGTACAGAGTTTTCTTTTCTTCCGGATCCGAAACAAGCGCGGCTTTTCCGGGACGAACCTCAACGGTCACACCTTGCGGAGTCACAAACCGTTTGCGTTTTGCAATATAAATCAAACTTTGGTCCACGATTCCAGAATCATCCGCACGACCGGAAAAATCTCCGATAGAGAGGATATCCCTCGTCGGATCATTGAACCAAAAATTCAGGCTGTATCTGAATTCCTGAGAAAAATGCCGTCTCAAATAACGAAGATTCTTAACTCCACTTACTTCTACGGAAGAAAGTTTCTGCCAGCGTCGACCGTCCATAACCGGTGTGACCGGAGTATGATTGATCACACAAAAAGGAGCATTCTCTTGAAACTTATCTTCTCGCGGATGCACCTCGAAAATTTTGTTCTCTGGAATCAGGCGGACAAGATCGGTAGAAGGTGGAACCGGAGACTTCATTATCGTTCCGATTAAATCCTTTAAATATGTAATATGAATCCGTTTCATTTTTTGAAAGATCCGCTAACTGCTTGCTTAAAATTTTCCTTCATCGCCGGAAATGAATCTTCAAGCGATGGTCCAACGTTCGCTCTCGCAACGATTCCTCTTGCTTCATATCCAAATTCTTGTGCTCTCGCGTATTTCGCATTCGTTCCAACCACTACCGTAAAATCATTTAACTTGATGACTTCAAATGATTTCCAAAGATCTTCCGATTTACTCTTATCACCTTCGATTAAGAACCTCGGATCAAGATTTTTCTTCCGTTTTCGCTCAACCGTTTTTTCTTTCAGAGGATCATAATCGCCTGCGTATTTCTGATCTCTGTATCCTTTCGTAATATTCGCTTGTAAAAGATATCCGTTCTCTACATACGCGTTTGTCATTTTGGTGAGAAGATTCTTCTTTGCGTTTTTTATTATGCTGTTGAAGTTATCCTCAAAAGACAGACCGCTCATTTCAAATGAACTCGATTTCCTTTTTCGGATTGATTCAATCCGAAAGAAACAATCCAAAAATCACCTTTCTTGTTTATCGGAATAAACTTCTCGATCAACCAAGCTTGTGCCGCAACCTCTTCGGAAACTGGACCGTCGGGAATCGCTTGATTCAGGATTCTACAATACTGATCTAAGCTGTTCTCGATGGATTTCAGTTCATCGAAAATTACTTCCGCACTTGCATCGTATCCTTGACGTTCGCCACCTTCATTGTGAGATTCCGTTTGCGATTCAACAAAAAAATAACCTGGAACGGTTTTGAGAACTGTCCAGATTGGCTTTTTCATACTGTTCAGTTCTGCGTTGTCATACGATGAAAACTTTATGATCGTCAAACGCACGTTCGTGTTCTTCTCAAAAGATGTTCGAAGAAGATTCTCGACGCTCATGCAATCCCCGATACTTCTTGCGGATACGATCCAAAGAGAGTGAAATATGCTTTATTGCGAAATGCTGAAGCCTTTTCTCCTCGCTCTTCGACAGATAGCTTTTTCATCTTTCTTCGTTCTCCGTTTTGCCCGCCAACTTGAAATTCTTCCGGATCCAGGACATCGGCTAATCCATATTCTTCGATAATCTCCGCTTTAAGCAAAAGCACTTCTGCGCGCAAAACATTTCTCGGTAAAGGAGCAGTTGGGATTTCATAACCCCAACTTTTAATCAATGCCAACGCGTTCTCAGCCGAAGAATGAAGGAAGTTTTCAAATTCCGTATCACCTTTTGAAAGTTGAACCGTATCATCCATGTCAATGGCGTGCGGTTTTACATTCACAAGAGCTTTCAGGTCAGTGATCTCGTTGAGCATTGATTCAATTCTCCTTATGATGTTTTTAATTTTACCAGATGACTTGCTTCACTAAATAACTTACTAAATCCAAAGTTAAGGGATACTACGGTTCTCACAAACTGTTGATCGATGATTTTATCATAGTCAAGTATGGAAGAATCCTTTTCTTCGTAGTAAGCGAGGCATGATTTTTTTTCGTAAGCTAAGACCATATCATCCGGCATGCTCGGGTGAACTTTCCAAGTGCAATTGAAGAAAGGAAGAATATCACCAGAAGACACTAACTTTTCCGAAAGATTCAAAGTTTGAAACGGCTTGAAATTTGTTTCATCGGAAAGAATCTTCATGAGCATTTTTTTATTTAGGACTACATGAGAAACTTGGTGACCGTCTTCAAATTTTTCTAAAATTAACGACAAGAGGTCTTTATACTTAAAAGTTGTAGTTTCGGTTTCCCATACCTTTGCCGCAGAACCCGTGTTCCCGTCGCCTTCAATCATAACTCTAAGACCTTCTTGAGCCATTTGACGACTCATCCTAAAGCCCACTCTTTGAAGGAAGATACTTAGCATATCTATACTAACTTGACGTACGGCTTCGTAGGAAAATAAGAACTTCCTACCAACCTTCGACATTTTACCCGGTTTTTCTTTTGTTCCGATGGTCGCCGTTGAGAAGTTTGCTCCTTCTAAGACTTTTACCATATCAACATCTTCCACATCGAAATCGAGGCCAATCTGATCTATAGATTTTCCTGTAATGATTTTAGAAGCGGCTATTAGATCATCTACGATTAGGTCATACTTGCCTAAATTCATTCCAAGAACTATTTGTTTTTCAATCCACGCAGGAAACAAGATCTTAGAATTTGAATTTTTTGTGCTAAAAAAATCTTCTACTAAAGTTGCCGAGGAAAATGGATTTAATCCCATCGACAAAAGCTGGCGCTCAAGCGGATCAATTTTACAAACATCTGAAGATTGATTAAACTCGAATCCTGCCGCGATTTCTTGCTTTAGCAAATACTCATCAACACTTAACTTTGATTTTGAGGCTTCTTGATAGATGCCTTTATCGATTTTAAGTTCTTTGATTTCTTTTTTACGAAATTGAAGGTTGGATCCTCTATTCGGGGTTACGAGACCGGTTAGCGCAAGACCAACCCCACCTTTAATCGTAAACTCACCATTTTCAAGAAAATATCCCAATGTTCCGATTTCGATTTCCTGTAAACAAATCGATATGCCTAACATGGCTATCAATCCCCAAAATAAATATGCAAATTTTTTCATGTTCTTTCCTTAATCCTTGATGAACGTAACGAGTTTCTTGGCAGTATCCACCGAAAGAATGAGGTATCTTTTCCCGGCGGAATCCTTAATCAATTTTCCGTTAGTGTTTGCTACGAGTGTATCTGGTCCAAACGAAGGTGCTGACCCTTCGTAAGGAATTTGATTAAACATTCCGTCAATCTGAACCGCAACTTCCGCCTTTTCTACGGACCTGATAATGCCATCGAATTTAGCACCATTCGCCGTAAGACTAATGACCATATCTCCGGTAATCGAGCATGGCTTTCCGACATCAGCGTCAGTGAGCGAGCCCGAATGCTTGAAGGTTAAGATTTGTGGATCTATCAATCCCTTCGCTTTTGTTTCGAATGCCTCTGGAATCATATTCCCTCCTTAAATAATTATGATCTCGTCCGTTTCGGAGAGTTCGCTTCTTTGTCCGGAAGCTCGTGTTGAATTTCCGTACTTATCTTTGGTCGCTGGAAATTTTTGTTCCAACTTGATTCCGTATTCAAGGCCGAGAGCTTTCACTTGTTCAAGACTTGCGTTTTGAATCAAGGCCTCTATAGTTGGATTTGTTTTTCCATCCATGAACAGGCTATACGCTTGCATAACTTGAGTTCGGCTTTCTTCCAGAATTTTATTTGGTTCTTCAAGAAGACTCTTTAGATTTGCAACGTTCGCTTTGTGATCGAACCCCGCTGGAAATTTATCAAGATTTGTGAGTCCCGCATAAGAACTAAGTGAAGATTCTAAACTTGAAATTCTTGAGCCCATCTGTTTAAAGATAACCTCTGCTTTTTCTTGAGTCAGCTCCACTTCCTCGCCCTGTTTTTCAAGACCGAGAGATTCTAACGCGACACCCAAAGCCGTGATAAGTTTGGCATTGAATTTCATGTTACTTTCCTCCGTTTGTTTTTCTTCCTCCCCCAAGTCGGACGAGTTTATATATTCGCTAAAATGATACGATGTGGTGTGAATGGAGAGTCGCTTTGCGTTTGGATCGGCTCCCGCATAGACAATCGAAGTTTCTGGAACGGAAAGAATTTTTGTGATGATGAATCGAACGATATGCTTGTCGATCTCACGTCCAAGGTTTGAATAGAAATAATCCAAATCCGGATGGGACCGCTCATACGTGAAGCGAATTCCAACGGAAGTTGAATCTAAGATTGGAGGATCTGTTACAAGACGATCAATGATTGAAGAACCGAAGGCTTTAAAAATTCTATAGGTTCCATCAATACCTTCAAGACCTTGTGAATTAGACCAAACGGGATTGAGAACGTGACCGATCGAATTGTCTACATTCGTTTCGTGGTCTTTGAAAATCTTCGTTTCAAATAGCTTGAGTGCGTCCTTGAGAACATTGTCTTTTGAAAAATCAATCCAATAACCCTCTATGAGAGTTTTAGACAACATCCGAAATTGAAATTCGACATACGGAGATGACTCGTCAACCTGAGTAGTCCCTCCGGCAGGAGATGCGAGGTTTATTTTTTGAGGAATGTATAATCCGGAGGAGCGTAAGACGACTTGACCTTGCCCGGACTGATGAACCTGGACGCCGTTGGCAAGCGTCGCCCAACCATCAGGAGCGTATTTTAATTGAGATGTTTTCTGCGTTTTCTTCATTGCTTCCGTTTCCGGAAGCGATCTTGAGTAGTAAAGGCGGATGATCCGCTCTGTGTTTAAATTCTATTTGTAGTATAACTCTTTTGCGATTTCTCGCACATGATCCGGAAGATTTTCTAATGGATATTCTCCTGTTGAAACTTCTAACGGAAAAAATCTCCAGGAACTCTCCGAAAGATCTGATCCTCCAAACAAGTGATCCAATATAGAAAACTTTCTAACCAGTTCTTGATCGAACTCAGGAAACTTTCCATCGAGTTCGTCTAAAATCTCAACGAGCATTTCCTGTTCTTCGACGCTTCCATTTTCTACTGTCTCAATAAGTTTAGCAATCCTTGCCTGTATCATAAAATTCTCAAATAGGAATCCGTGTAATTTTCTTGATCCAGTAAAAACAACGAATCGATTTCAAATGTTTCTGCATTGACCGGAACAAAAAACTTCTCCCCACCTTTTCGATTTTGAACAAATCCATATTTATACGTCTTAAGCCCCGTCTTTTTGTTCTCATGGATATACGCATACAGCATACTAAAGTTTTTTACAACATCAAGTGCCTTGTTTGCGTAACTGGCCTCTGTTTTTCCAAAACTATTAAAACTTCCATCGGTTTTTCGCTTCGTCCAATGCGATTCGAGATTCTCTGAATTCCAAACTGCGTTCCCTTGAATTGCCGCGATTTTGTTCAGTAATTCTTCTGGTTCCAACCCGCTTAAACTTCTTTCTCGTTCTCTATTACGATCTCGATTCCTCTTATTTTCCTTCAGAGGTTTTTCAATCTTACCATTCAATTTCGTAGTCGTTCCTTTTCCTGTAATCCTATTGATGACGGACTTGATCGCCATTACGATCGTCGTTCGACACTTAAAGTGAAAGGGTGGAGCCTTCACAAAAAGTTTTTTGAGAATGTCCGTAGACTTCATCGCCGGAAAATTCTTTATATCCTGGGCTGTCGGTTGACGATACTTGTCCCAAAAATTCTCGTCGACCGGAGTTGCAATGAACTCGTCGACAAAATCACCCATTTCGGAAACTTCGAAAACTCTTCCGTTCAACTCTCGACAGATCGCCGAGGTTTTAGCGTCCATCGTTGCCACGATTTCCACCTTGCCGATCCCGACCGCCTGCATTCTCTTAATCCGAGAAAAATTCTGAGAGGTGTAAACTTTGTTCCGGAAAATATCTTCGATCCGTCCGACCAAATCTTTATTCTTTAAGTTGATATCGAGAGTTTTCTTAAGCTCGTCCAAAGCTTCTTTTTTTGTTTTCGTTCCATCCAAGGCGGAGCGTATCGATTTTTCAAAAACTTCTCTCTTACCATTGAAGAGTTTTCCATAGTCGACATTGTTCATACGGTTGAAAAAATCCAAGGCTTCTTGATTTACAACCGGACTTATATCTCCGACACCGATTTGAAAGTCTTGTCCTAAGTCCCAAGCCTTCCGAGTAAATTCTTCTACCTGGTTCCGAGTAATATTTGGAAAGTCCGTTCCCATTTCACGAACGATGTAGTCGGTCAAAAGTTTTACTGCATCGTCTTTATCGAGATAAAAGGAAATTCCACTTAAGACCTCCTTGATTTTATCTTGATATGAGCGAAAAATTTTTCTCAACCCCTTGGTTGCGATGTCTTCGAGTTTTTTTCTTCCTCCTCATTCCATTTTCCTAATGTTTGCGTCCTCGTTGAACAGCAGTTGTCAGAATGCCGTTTTTTTTTCGAATTCTTCTTCAAAATCTATTAGATTATCATGATTTTCATACGAAGATGGAAAATCGTGTTGAGAATCTTTTTTCGAACCCTTTTCATTGCGTTTAAAAAGGTGTTCATAGGTGTTCACAAGGTCTTTCCCCTCCTGAGATAGGGGTTTGATACCTGAAAGCTTTAAAATGGCATGTAACGCGTTTTTGGAAACACGGGTTCCAGTAGCTTTTTCGAAGCCAATACGTTGTGCGGCTGTGTCAACATCAATAATCCCGCTTGTGTAAAGGGTAATGAATCGATTAACTCGTATCGTCTCCGCTTCTTCCCTCGTTTTTTCCGCGATTGCATCCTCATCCGGATTTAATGATCGACCTGGTTTCCATTTTGCTTTCAGTCGAAT